GCCGAAAGGCATAACTGGCTGCTGATCCCTAGAAATAGCGATTAGTATGCTGCTGCATATAGACCCACTCTAGCCTCCTAAGGTGTAAACCTTGGTCAAGCCGTGTTATCACTCATCATGATAACTGATTATGCTATAGTAGTAATGTTCTACTTGCAATTGCTAAGCGTATCATTACAACCGTCGCAAGTTGTACGTAATTAGTGTGTTAGCAGCTCACTTCACGACCAATTGAAAGAACGTAATTGTAGATTACCTAATAAATTAAGCTATGAATAAATTCAATATACTTAACCTATTGCGGCAATCGAAGGTCAGTAGAAAAGAATGGATAACTCTTCCTGAGTTAAAATCATTTTATTCTCTGCCCATCATAATCACGGGTTCTATTGATAGTAATTCATCCCTAAAACTGCTAAATAGTCGTATAGTATCACTAGTTGAAAATAGTGGTTGGTCCTTTGCTTTCCTTTATTTAAAGGAGAGTATTAGACTTACTATACGGTCTCTTGCGGGTCAACCTGAACCTTTATGGAATAATTCTATTCCTAGAGTTAAGAGAGATCCTCACGGCCTTCCAACTATAATTCCTTTAAATCTTAGAAAGGCTCTTTTAGAACCTTCTAAGAATATAGGTATAGTTAGAGTTACACTTTGTATCCTTTCTGTTTTTAGAACATTTAAGGTGCCTGTTAAACCATCATTGGATTCTATTATAGAACCTTTTAATGGGATTTCAAGCACTTTTGCGTACTTACGTATAAGTAAAGCCTTAAATATGCTAAAATTTGAAGCTAAGTTCTCAAAATTTAGAGGTTTCATTTCCGAATCCGCGGGACCTAATACTAAATTTGCTACTTGGGGTGCTGCTATTGATGCATTAGCATTTATAGAGTATCCTAAACAATTCATTACTTTTGTAAGAATTGCTTATTTAACTAGTAGTTATTGGTATTTAACATTGTTCATAGTTATTATTATAATCTATGGACCTGTATATATCCTTTTAAGATTTACCGGTATGATTGCTCCATTGAGAATGGGTAAACTATCCACTGTATATGATCAAGCTGGAAAAGCCAGAATAGTTGCTATAACTAACTGGTGGATCCAACTTGCTTTAAAACCATTACATGATTCAATATTTAAGTCTCTTAAACGAGTCTCTGATATTGATGGAACTTTTAATCAGGGTTATCCTCTTAATCGTTTATACGAAAATCGGGATACCCGTTACAAGTTCTCTTGTTTTGATTTATCATCTGCAACAGACAGATTACCTATAGCCTTACAGGTAGATATACTAAATGCTATGGGCGTTAGAGGAGACTTATGGTCTAGTTTACTAGATTATCCTTGGGCCATTCCAGGAGAACTTCACAAACTCAGCAATGAGTATGTTAAGAACTTCTTGAAATCAGGTACTTTATATAAAGTTCAATCTGAACAATATGTAAAATATTCTGTTGGTCAACCTATGGGAGCCTATTCGAGCTGGGGAATGTTGGCTGTAACACATCATGTTATAGTACAAATTGCCGCAGTTCAGTGTGGTTTCAAAGTTAATACTTTTAGACAGTACTGTATACTGGGTGACGATATTGTTATTAATAACGATAGAGTTGCTAGTAAATATGTACACTTAATGCAAACATTAGGTGTATCCATTAATTCTAGTAAATCAATTATATCTTATGATGTGGTTGAATTTGCTAAACGATGGTTAACTCCTTATGGCGAGATTTCACCTCTCGGTCCAGGAAATATCCTGAACTGTAGACGAAATCCCGGTGCTTTAGGTAGTCTATTATATGAAGCGCATAGTAAGGGTTATCTCCAAACTACAGGCCATGTGTTGAATCTATTGCCTAAATTGCCAGGTGTTTACACCTCGCATATGGCTTTAGCTTTGAATACCATGTTTGGTCTCAATGGATGTTTTCACCCGGTAGGCCAGCTAGACACAAATGTGTTGAGCTGGTGTTCCTACGGGCTATTAACAGATCCAAAGGTTATTCGTTACTCATTTTATAATGGTCTTTTACAGACTCTTATAACTGAGCTACGTGATAACTTAAAGACAAACAGTCATAACACAGATAATTTCTTACGAAACTCTGTGCGTATTACTGGTGTTAAAACTAAAACTCTTAGATTCATAGAGTTGACTTCTTTACTATTAAACCCGGGTTTCTACCTATATCTTATTAACACTGTTAAAGTGGAAATGGAGATTCAGGATGAACTATCATATCTATTTTCAAATAGACCTGGTAGCTGGAGTGATATCAAAGAAATTTCTGATCGTAGTCCTCAAATCGTTCCGGCACTCCTTGATTGGGGTTCCAGAAATGATCGTAAGGCTGCCAAAGACTTCGGTAAATTTTATCGTAAGCTAGATGCAAATATTATGCAAGTAGCTTCCGATTTAATGACGATGACCGGGGCAGACGGGACAGATTTCTATTAATAGACTCACTTAGTAGCTATGCAAGTTTACCTTTGTTGTAAAATGTGTAGTTTAAACCTCGAAAGGGTTCCTAAGTAAAGTGATTATGAACTTTGCTAGCTAGTCAAGCTAGTGCGGACTTAATACATCAATGTGATGGGGGCC